CAACTGCCTTCTAAGCAGTCGGTCGTAGGTTCGAATCCTACTTGAGTCGCCTAATCCTCTGTAGCTCAGCGGTAGAGCCATCGACTGTTAATCGATTGGTCGCAGGTTCGAATCCTGCCGGGGGAGTTGCCTACCTAGCTCAGCTGGTAGAGCAGGGCTTTTGTAAAGCTCAGGTCGTCGGTTCGAGTCCGTCGGTAGGCTTGACAATCTAAAATGATTGTTATATTATAGTCTCATCCGTGTGAAGGATGTGTCGGGGGATATTCCCCCACCACTTGCGGAAGTAACTCAACGGTAGAGTCCCTGCCTTCCAAGCAGGTTGTTGCGAGTTCGAATCTCGTCTCCCGCTTTCGGATATCCGAAGTTATCCGAATTTATACCTAGTATAAATATTAGACCTTTTGTCAAATTATTACAAAAGGTAACAACGGGGAGATGTCGATTCCCCTTTCATCTGTGGGTAACCATTCCACAAGTAAAAATAACGAGGTACTAACTAATGTTCAAATCCGCAATCGCACTTGCTGCCGCTGCTCCTTTGATGGCAGCACCTGCCCTTGCAGGTCCCTACGTCAACGTCGAAGCCAATGCTGGCTGGACGGGCGACGATTACACCGGGGCGACTACAGACATCCATCTGGGCTATGAAGGCGAAGTAGGTGCTGCATCCTACTACGTCCAAGCGGGTCCAGCGATCGTCGCTGCTGATGGTGCTGAGAACAGCACTCGTTTCTCTGGTAAAGCAGGCGTTGGCATCCCTGTCTCTGATGCTGTTGGCGTCTATGGTGAACTCTCCTTCATCACTGCTGAAGATGAGTTTATGGATGATCTCGGCGTAGGTGGTAAGTTGGGCGTCAAGTACAACTTCTGATATAGACAATAATACATCTGGATGTACGGGGTTCCTGACGAGGGACCCCCTTTTTTTATGCCTGGTTTTAGAGAGAGTTAAAATTAAATTAACCTACTCTATATACTGCGGTTTACCTTTCGTTAACGACAGGATGCCCTTATCCTGTTATAATATTCAGGTAAACAAAGCAATTTACAAACACAAACAAATGAAAGCATTCGCAGTTGCCCTGCTCGGTTTGGCGGTTACCGCCCCCGCAATGGCAGGTCCATACGTATCCACCAAGTCCGAATTTAAAGGTGACGAGGATGGATACAGTAAAACAGTTCATCAAGCACGTATTGGTTACGGAACCAAACTTGAGAGTGGTATTAAACCTTATATTGAAGTTGGTGGTGGTCTCTCCGCCAAAGATGGTGTAGAAGTTTTTGATGGCGATTCCTTCACTGTTGCTGAAGTTGGAGCAACTATTCCCATCACTGAGTCATACTCTGCTAAGGCAAAGTTTGAGCACAAGTGGGGTCAATCCGATGCTCGCGATTGGAAGTTTGAAGTTAGCACCAAGTACAAGTTCTGATAGTAGATAAATGAAACTCAAAGCACTCGCAGCAGTTGCTGCTGCCACTCCTCTGATGGTTGCCTGCGGTAGCGCAGAGAAAACTTCCTTTAAATTGAATGGTGCAGGTGCTACATTCCCTGCTCCACTTTATAATGCATGGTTCTCATCTTTTGCTCAAGAAACTGGAAATCAAGTGAACTATCAAGCAGTTGGTAGTGGTGCTGGTGTCCGTCAGTACACTGCTAAGACTGTTGACTTCGGTGCCTCTGATGGTGCTGTGAGTGACAAGAAGCAGAAACTACCCATGGTTCATGTTCCTATGACTGGTGGTGCTATTGTTCCTGCTTATAATATGCCTGGTTGTGAAGCAAAGATGACTCAGACTCAACTTGCTGATGTCTTCCTTGGTAAGATCACCAACTGGTCTGAGTTTGGTTGTGCTGATAAGCAGATTGTTGCTGTATGGCGTTCTGATGGTTCTGGAACAACCAAAGGATTTACTAACTCTCTGTCTGCTTTCTCTCCTGAGTGGAAAGCAAAGGTAGGCACTGGTAAAGCAGTCTCTTGGCCAGTTGGCGTTGGTGGTAAAGGTAACAGTGGTGTTGCTGCTACTATCAAGAATCAACCTGGTGCTATTGGTTATCTGAACTATGGTTATGTAAACGGTGGTAAGTTCCAACAGGTTTCTCTCCAGAATCGTGCTGGTAACTTTGTAAAGGCAAATGCAGAAACTTCTGCTGCTGGTTTGAGTAAGATCGTTCTTGATGATCAACTTCGTGGAGCAGATCCAAATCCCACAGGTGCCAATGCTTATCCCATTGTGTCCCTGACTTGGATTCTTGCTTATCCTGAGTCCTCTCCTGGAGTCAAGGAAACTCTTCGTTATATGTTGAGTGAAAAGTCGCAAGGTCTTTCAGATTCTTTGGGATATGTACCTCTCCCAGAGTCTCTTCGACAGAAAGCACTTGCTGCTGTTGACTCCATTAAATAAGAATAGTATAATAGGGGACGTAAGTCCCCTTTCTTATGAAAATTAATCTCTGGTATTCCAAGAGTATGGGTCAATGGCGTTGGACACTCACTGATGATAAAGATGTTAAGTGGATGGAAGCAGGACAACGCCCAGTTCTACGTGACGCAATGGAAGATGTTGCTAAAACCGTAGAGTATATGCTACAATATGAAAAGAAGGGTGAATAGCTCAGCGGTAGAGCATCTCCTTTACACGGAGGCGGTCGGGGGTTCGATCCCCTCTTCACCCATAAAAGATTATGAATAGTGATGAAATATGGTGCTCCTTATATGATGATAAAACTGCATCCAGAAGAATTGGATTTGGTTCTATCTCAAACTACCTCAAAGGATTTAAAATTAGAGAGGGGAACTACAAGCGGTAAGGATATAAGAGAATCTAGTATAAGTTGGATTGATGACGAACATCTAAAAGATTTTTTCTTTTTAATGTGTCATAAAATAAATCTTGAATCTTCTTGGAACTTGCAGATTCTAGGAATGGATAAACTTCAATACACTACATACGAAAAACCAGGAGATTATTATGGGTGGCATGTTGATCAACGCGAACCATCTGATTATGGTGTAAGAAAAATTAGTATGACTTTGTTTTTATCTGATCCTGAAGAATATGATGGTGGAGAACTTGAATTAGAAATTGGTTCACCTGATTTAGATAAAAGAACAATAAGTTTTAAAGAAGAAAAAGGTGTTGCAATATTTTTTCAATCTGATGTGTGGCATAGAGTTCTTCCAGTAAAAACTGGATCTAGAAAGTCTTTAGTGGCATGGTTCAGGGGATGTCCATATATTTAAAGAAGAAGTTATAAATAAGTGAAAATGAAGACGTATATTTCGTCATACCATGGACACTATAAAGGTAAGGTGCCGCTCCTGTGGTAAGGAGTTGATTGGGCACCCTAGTAGAGCAATCTCTTGTGGTTGCTCAAATATGACTACTATTCGTGGCGATAAGATATCTGCGGTAGATCTGAGTCAAGTTGTTATGCTTAACTCTTATGCTAGCAAGAAGGAGAATGTTCTTTCTTCGGAGGATGTTCAGTGGCAAGAACAAAGAAGGAAGCGCAAGGTTCGTAAATTGAACTTTGAAATTCGTTGATATAAATAATCCAAAAGTCTATACAAAATGGGAATTCGTTTAGACGGAACGACTGATACTATATCAGCACCAGGTTCTGATTTAAATCTAGGACAGAGTGGAGACTCAGTTAAGGTTGCTAGTGCAGTTCAACTACCGACTCATGGTGAGTTGAGTGAGAGAAATCTTGTGGTAAATGGTGGAATGAAGGTTGCCCAGAGAGGCACTGTCACAGGGGTTGGAGTTGATACTTACATGGCTTGTGATAGATGGAAGAATTTTGCCAGTGCTGTTGGTCAAGCCGGTAGGGCCACTGCAACTCAAGAAACTATTACTGACCTAGCCGGATTTGATAAAGCACTAAAGATGCAAGTAACGACGACAGAAACTCCTGCGTCTAACGAGCAGTATGGAATAAACACACGTTTAGAGCAGCAAGACATTAAAGGACTAGGTATTGGCACTTCAGATGCAATACCTATTACTCTTTCCTTCTACGCGAAGGCTCCTTCAGGTAGTGGGGTGTATTGCGCTGGTATTGTTATGTCTGGGGGTGGACATTACTTTGAAGAAGTGAATATTGGTACATCATGGGCTCGACATGAAATCAATATCCCTGCAACAACAACTAGTTCTCATGCTTCAACGCAAAGCAACGACAATGTTACCGGTCTAGAAATTCAAATTACTTTGATGGCTGGTAGCAGTACAAATGGATCAACAAATGGCGCTTGGGGCAGTGGTCAGGTTAACAGAGCTACTAGTAACCAAACAAATTTTTTCTCCTCAACGAATAATAACATCTTCGTGACGGGTGTTCAGTTGGAGCGTGGTGCTCAAGCAACCCCCTTCGAGCACAGAATCTTTGGTGATGAGCTTCGTAGGTGTCAGCGGTATTACGAAATTGTTCGAGGTGGTGGTGGTATGTATTGGGGCAATGGCAATACATGCGGCAGTGCTACTTACAAAATCGAAAAACGCGATACACCCTCCTCAGTTGCTACAAATACTATTCACTATGGATACCCTTCAAGTAGTACCTGGCAAGCTGGTAATATAACTAAACATGGATTTACAGTTCAAAGGTCAGCAAGTACTGATTACGTGATTGTAGATGCAACCTGGACCGTTAACGCAGAACTATGACAACTATTCTTTCTTCACTTGGATACCGTCAAATTAAACAAGTAATGAACGATGACGTTCACATCTCTACTAATGAGATTTTTCGCTTGTATGATAACACTTCTGTCGTGTTATCTAGAACAGACTCTTCTGACTTTCAGGAATATCAATCTTGGTTAGATGAAGGTAACACACCTGCCCCTGCGGAATAATTACATATTTTCTTAATGTATGTTATGGGATGAACATATTGTGGCAACTTTTTAGGAATTAACTATTATAGCTATAGTGTATTTCAAAATAGAACTATGCACCCCGACGAATTTGCAAACTGGGTGAGAATAAAGGAAGCTCTTGAAGAGTCAGGAAATACTGAAAATTTCTATTACAGACGTGCTTGTGCTATAGTATCGGGAGGACCTGACCCGATGGACAATCTACCTAATGTCTCACAGGATGGATGAAATAAAACCAGCACATCATGTCACTCGTGAAGAGTGTCAGGAGATGATTGATGATGCTATAAGAAAGCATAATCGTAACGCTGGAATTATCAGCATGTTCGTTGGTTTTTTTATTCTTGGATTGTTTAGTGAGGGTCT